CCAGATGCATCCATACCAGCATCCATCAACTCATCAATGAATAACAAGTTAATTTGTTGGTAAAGACCTTCCCACACATCTCTGAAAGCCCAACTTAAACTTAAAATTAATCTATTTCTCTCTCCTCGACTCAAATTATCAAAATCTAATTCTCTGCCCAACTCTTCAATCTGAACATTTAAGTCTGGTAAAAATACCACAGTGTGAGGCAATTTAACCTGTGATAGATAAAATGCTAATCTTTGATTCAAGAATGTTAAGTTTTGTTCTATAATTCTAGTTCGAATAAAAGAGTCTTTAGCAGTCAACAATTTATATAAGAATTCTTGATGTCTGAATAAATCTTCAATTTCGTTAGCTTTAATATAATCTATCTTTTGTATAGCAGTTTTACCTAATTCTTCTATTTGTTCTTGATATGGGTTTTCTTTGCTCTTATTTTGTTCTAATTGTCTTTTTAAATCTTCTAAAGAGCCCTTGTGATTATATGCTTCATCTATATTATCATAATAAGTGTCTGGAACAGAACCAATGTCACCGATATTTTCTATATTGCTCTGTATTTCTTTTAATTTTGCAGTAAGGTTTTGCTCATATTCTTTTTGTTCTGTTAAATTCTTTCTTAGTTTATCATTTAAATGTTCGTGTTTTTCACCGTGTAAATCTTGCTCACAAGTAGGACACTTGGCCTGTGCTGCATATTCTATATCTTTAACTGTTTGTTCTTTTTCTCTAGATGCTTTAGTTAAAGAGTCCTCGTGATAGCTCTTTTCTTTTTCAAGATTTTTTAATGTTTTTAAATCGTCTTTATGTTTGGCTAATCGTTTGTGTGCTTCTAATTCTTTTTGAATATCTACTCGTTCTAATTCTTCTATAGCAGATTGAAACTTTTTAATATCTTCTTCTTTCTGTCTATCCCATGCTGAATTTCTTAATTGTAGTGCTTTAATAGATTCTTCTACTTTCTCATTGCTACTAACTATAGCTTGTAAACGCATTTTTTCTTCAGCTAACTCTTTTTTTGCCACAGTCATCTGTTCTTTTAACAGTTCTGCTTTCTCGCTCAACAGAGTAATACCTAATAATTGTTCTATAATTTCTCTCTGTTCTGCTTGTTTAGTAGACAAGAATGGTTGTGTATATGTGTTCAATGCCACTATATTCTTGAACATAGCATGCGTCATACCAATTAATTTATTGATCTCTTCTTGAGTTTCTCTGTTCTCTCCTTGTGCTTCGTTGTCTTCTGTGCCGTCATCTCCGGCACTCTGTTCAATGTCATTCTTAAAGAATTTTAATACCTGTGGTTTTCTACCACGCTCTATTTTGTAATTAATACCATTTTTTTCGAAATTTACAGTGACCAACATATCTTTGGCGTTGGTTTTATTCACAAGATTGTCTCTACGAATCTGTGTTAGTGCTTCGCCAAAGAACACATAACTAATGGCATTTATAATAGTGGTCTTACCAGTACCATTTCTTGCACCTGCATCATCGCCGCCCAAATCCATGTTTTCGCCGATTACTAATACTAGATTTTTACCAGCAAAATTTATAGCCTGCGTGTGATTGCCCACACTCATAAAGTTTTTTACTGTGAGATCTTTAATGTTGAACATCGAGATTATTGTATATTGCCATTAATACTGTTTTATCATAAGTTTGTGAATCCACTGCTTCCAATTGTTTTATAACAATTTGATCCACGCTGTCAAATTTTTCCACTTTGACCATGGGCTGATCTGCCTGATCTAACTGCTCTGGTATCAACTGTAACTCTCGCAATTGATATTTTTCCATGAATGTTTCTCTAATGAAATTGGCTTCCTCGTAGGAAATCTTAATGTCTAATCCCACTCTTACATACATCTTGTCAGCCAATATGTCGTCAGCCGCATTTAATAGTTGTGATATTTTGTAATGTCGATACTTGGGCATGTCGGGCCAGTTAATATACTGTGGTTTACCACCATATTCTAATATCATCATGCCTCGCTCATCATCGCCTGCATCTGCATAATTGTGAGGAAAAGCATTGCCTATGTAATGTATGTTGCCTCGAATCTGTCTCATGTGGAAATGTCCAGTGAATACATATTCTTGATTTACAAAGTGTTCCGATTTGATCGTGCCCACGTCTGGCATGTCTACCATGGCATTCATTTTAAAATATGGCAATTCAAAATGTCCAAAAATATATCTCTGTTTTAGATCTTTGACTTTTTTCCATTCGTCGCCCACAATCCATGGAATTATGGCCACGTCATCTTCTACCAGCCAATCGTTCACTATTTTTATATTAGGTATGTTACGACAATACTCCATGCTGTTGATTTCTCGTTTCTCTCTGTAGAATAGATCATGGTTGCCCATGATCACATAAACTTTTTCAAAAGCTCGCCCCAACCTTTCCATGTTACTAACAGTGTAATTCATGGTACTAACATTAGTGGCCGATCTGTGATGATGCCAATCGCCCAAGAATATACAAGTTTCACAACCTGCTGCTTTGGCCTGTGCTATGAACCAATGGCAGAATGCTTCTCCATCGTCGTTGTGTACTCGGCTGTTGCCCTTCAATCCAAAATGTATATCAGTAAAACAAGCCGCTTTCTTAAAAAATGCCATGGTTAGATATTATCTGTTTTTGTCATCCGATGCAAGTGATAATTTACCGGCCGCCTTCATTTCTTGATTTAATTTCTTGATCGCGGCCTTGTTGTAAACCTTCACCTCGCTTTTTTCTTGATATTTTTTCTTATTAACACCAGTTTCGCTTTCGTTTTTGGCCTGTCTAGTGAAACTAGGCATCATCTCATTCATCTCTAATATATCATCTCTGATATTTTGATTCTTTTTTTCTATATTCAATATTCTGGTGAAGCTGTTAGTGATCGCCGCAGTGTAATAAGCAAATGGATTCTCTGATTTGCTCTCATCAAATTGTAAACCAATTTGACTCAATTGCATCAGTGCTTGCGATCGCATCTCATCCACATAGGTATATCCTCTCCAGTTACTTCTCTGGCTATATCTTTCTGCTAATTTTAAAAACATGTGTGCCAATTTCTCTGTTATCTTGCCATGGTCGTTGCTGAAATGCCCATTGCCCATACCGCCCACCCAATGACTCTTGCCCACGCATACAGTTTGTCCTTTATCATTGATTCTGTAATGTTGGAATGGGGGAAAATTAACTTTCGTGTGATGGTCGGCACGTGTTTTGGGATTTTTCTTTCTGTCGCTGTCCATGGTGATATGATCAAATGACATAACCCTAAACACTAGATCTGTTTTTTTGACATTCCTAGGAGACACGGTGTAATCACTCATCTTGATTCTCTTGTTGCCCAGTTTCTTTGCTTCTTCCCATGCTTTTGCGGTTAATCTTTTGGCCTGTATCTTCCTGGCCTTGGCAATGTTGGCAGGATTTATTTTCTTTAGTTCAGTCACAATCATGTCGTATTGATCGTCGTTTGGACCCACGTACGAGCTATAACTGTTTTTGCTCTTGTGTATTTCCGCTAATAAATCGCGGTTGTTTAAATAGTTCACTCTTTTCATGCGAATTCCTTGTTTTAGTTTAAAATTTGTACTGCTTGGAAATTATAAAGTGCGCCTATTATTGTGCCTATAAATATTGTTACAGTATACGAAATTTAGAAAAGAATTACAACCTATTAATAAGGGAAAAAATGGCAGACCTGGGAAGCATAATAAATTCAGTTACCAACGTATCGAAGAGCGTCGGCGGGGTGTTCAGCAATGTTGCAGAACGTTTGAATAGATCTGGACTGTTCCCAGGCGCCCAGCCATCGCAATCTTTGACCGCCAGAGCGCAGTGGTCGGTTCGAGGCAATGCCACCGATTTTAGAGTCAAAATAACATTACCACCAGAGGGCACTTTAAAAGCCACCTATTTTGGAGGATCGAGTGAAATACTTGCTCCATTAGAGCCCGAAAAAGGCGTGATATTTCCTTTGACTCCCAGCATAGTGCTAACACACTCGGCATCTTATCAAGAACTGGCAACCACACACAGCAATTATCCTTTCTATGCTTATTCACACACAGATGTGCCAACCATTAATATCACAGGAGATTTTCCTGTACAGAATTATCAAGATGCACAGTATTGGGTAGGCATGGTGCATTTTTTTAGATCAGTCACTAAAATGTTCTTTGGAGCAGACAACGCCAATAGAGGTAACCCCCCACCGATTCTGTGGTTAAAGGGCTACGGAGATTATGTGTTTAATAATGTGCCTGTGGTAGTGAAGAATTTTTCTGTGACCATGGGTCAGGATGTGGATTATATTTCAACATCTCAGAATAATTCTGTAAATGCTGTAGTAACTAATAAACAAGAATCGTCCTCGTGGGCTCCAGCAATGAGCACGGTTAATTTAATAGTGCAACCAATCTACTCCAGAGAATCGACTAAGAATTTTAGTATGACGAAGTTTATAAATGGAGAAATTAGTGGCAACACCAACACAAGAGGATTCATTTAATGGCAGCATACAGTCAGACATCTCCATATTACAATACTCCGCAAAATAAAATTAGTATGGATATATTTGTCCCGAGAGCCATAACTGCGGAATTGGATGATGTTACCTATACCATAGATAGGATATATGCCTACAGACCCGACCTTTTGGCCTATGACTTGTATGGCACGCCCCGATTATGGTGGGTGTTTGCACAGAGGAATCCAAACAGGATCGAAGATCCTATCTATGACTTTTATCCAGGCAATGTGATACAATTGCCAAAAATGAGTAATCTTAGATCCGATCTAGGAATCTAAACATGGCAATAAATTTTAAGTCAAACCCGGATAACATATACGAAGGGTGGCCCAACACATTGGATCAGTTTGCCTCTTACACATATATGTTCACTCTGTCTGCGATTAGGAGGAGCGAATTGGCAAGTCCGTCTTTGCTGTGGGACAAACCACCACATGATATAATAGCCAGAAGCGGAGGAATTGGACCAGGGAAAAATTCTACTCCATTTGGAACAGAGATAATAGGCACAGGGATAAAAGATTCTCGAGACACAGATTTCTCTCCCACAAACTTGGTCAGTCCCAACATAGATGTGCTAGATGCCGACACAAACATATTGGAACAAAATCTAGACATCTTTTTTGCCAGAGTCTCCATAGAGACAGTACAGGCAGGCAACGAACTGAGACGCATGGCAAGGCTTTCTAAAATAAGCATGGAATTGGTTGAGCCATATGGGGTTAGTTTATTGAATAAAGTACGTGCTGCCGCAACCAATTGCGGTTGGTACAATCATACATCAGCACCGTTCTTATTAACTTTAGAATTTAAAGGATGGGACGAAATGGGCAACCCGATCATTCCCACAAATACAAATGGACTGAAAAGATTAATACCTATAAAATTAACCAAATCAGACATACAAATAAACGAGGCAGGTACCAAATATACAATAAGTGCTGCTGCATGGAGTGAACTGGGGTGGTTAGATCAGTACGATAAGGTCAGAGGCACAGGCAATACATTCAGTAATGCAGTGTTTAATATCAAACAAAGAGTAAGCGGATTCTTCTCCGCACACCAAAAGCCATCATTAAAAAATTTTAGAACAACATTTCAAACTGCTCAAGATACGCCAGCTAAGTCTTTGCAAACAGGAGCAGCAAAATTACAAGATGCGATGAATAATCTTGCCAGATCACTGAATGACTTGCAAGAAAGAGAAGTGAGGAGAAATTTAAAAGAAAAACCAGACATCTACGAAATTATAGTAGATCCGGGCATATTTGATGGGGCCAGCCTAAATGCTAACCAAGCGGCATCTGTGGCTGCCGGGGGATATTCGGCTTATTTGAAAGTGGGAGACAGCATAACAGAAGCCATTGCCAGAACAGTGATGCAAGGAGATTATTATAAAATAATTTATGATAGGGCCAACGAATTATGGAAAGCGGCCGCGGGGGTTAATAATGCTGAAACTAATACCGAACTTTTTAAAAATGTAAACAACATAGCTTCTAGTCCTCTAAGGCAAGAAGACAACACATACCTATTAGATTGGTTCACAATCACATCAACGGTTGAAGCAGTAAACGATTTTGATAATAAGATAAAAGATTCCACAAGAAAAATAACATATAGAGTAATGCCTTATAAGATACATCTGCTGAATGCCGTCGGGCCGGGCATGAGTCTAGACGAATCGATATATAAAAATGTAAAAAAAGTTTACAATTATATCTACACGGGATTGAACAAAGATATATTAAGTTTAGAAATAAAATACAATGTTGCTTACACCCAACCAAAAGCAATACAAGAACTACAATCATCAGCAGAAAAAAAAGATCCATCTAATGAAAATTTTAGAGCAGCCATGAAACAGTATTATAACACAGGAAATCGTTTTTCCGACCCAGAGTTTCCATGGGGTTCTTCTGTGACGGTGCAAACAGAATCTAATGCTTCCGTGATCGGGTCAGAATCTCCAGCGACCGACCAAATATACGAATATCTCACCAATCCCACAGGAGACCTAGCAAAAATTGAAATGACGATATTGGGGGATCCGGCATTTTTGCCCCAAGACATATACATTCCGATCACAGATGACAAGAGTGTTGGAGCAGGCAATATAATTTTTCAGAACAAATCATGGAACGAACAATTGCAGTGTTTTAATGCCAATTGGCAGGAAATAGTTATAAGACTAAACATAAAATATCCACAAGATATCAATGAAAACACAGGATTGATGAAAACAAACAATGTTGCTTTCAATGGAATCTATAGAGTATACAACGTGGAGAGTGTTTTTGAAAACGGTAAATTCACACAAAATATACAAGCTGCGAGATACAAAGGACAAGGAAAAAAAGTTTATTGGGGAACAGCAGTGGATACATCTGGCACAAAAAACAGTACTAACAGTACTAACAGTACTACTAATAGTACAGATGTTAATTATAACTATTTTTAATAGCGACCTTTTAAAAGGATGTAAATAATTTATTATGGGCGATATATCATCAAAATACGGAGCGGCATCATCGGAAAATTTCCAGGTCAAAGGAAAAGGTGGATCTCGATTGGATCCCGGTCCATACATAGCCATAGTCAAAAATAATATCGATGACATGTACATGGGCACACTGACAGTGATGATACCAGCATTGATGTTTGAAGGCAACGAAGGTCGATTAAGCGAATTGATTAAGGTTAGATACATGACCCCGTTCTATGGAACCAAAAGCCCCAACGCCGTGGGAGATAACCCCGGAGATAAAACAACTTATTCAGAGGCACCGCATTCTTATGGTATGTGGTTTACTCCTCCAGACATCGATACCAAAGTATTAGTGATATTTGCCGAAGGAGAAATAACACAAGGTTTTTGGATAGGGTGTATACCCGAACCATTCCTTAATAACATGGTACCAGGCATAGCAGCATCTACTAGTGCCGCTTTGCCAGAAAATGACACCAGTGGAGCAACAGTAAGTAATATATACGGAACCAATAATGTACCTGCGGGAGAGATCAATAGAAATTTATTGGCCACGGCCGATAAGTCACTCATTGACCAAACTCCAAGACCCGTGCATCCTTTCGCACAAACTTTAAGAAAACAAGGACTTACACAAGATACTGTTAGAGGAACTACCACTAGTTCGGCACGTAGAGAAACACCAAGCTCGGTTTTTGGAATCAGCACTCCGGGCAGGATAGATCCTTACACGCCAACGTCAAAATTAGGACCCGCAGATGCTCTGCGTGATGTAGCCACCACCCGTCAGGCCGGACACACATTCGTTATGGACGATGGAGATGTTAATGGCAGTAATCAATTAGTGAGATTGAGAACAGCATCCGGACATCAAATTCTAATGAACGACACAGCAGGAGTGGTCTATATTGCCAATGGTTCAGGAAATGTGTGGATGGAATTCGCACAAGATGGCACGGTGGACATATATTCACGATTGGGTTATAATCTAAGATCGGGTGGAGATATTAATTTTCATTCTGAAGGTAACATCAATATGTATGCCAACGGCAATATCAAAATGAAAGCCAATCAACACCGATTCGAAGGCGATAATTTGATCAAAGGTATAATCAGTATGGACGGGTCAGTAATCAATCAAATTGCCAATCAACAAATCAATACCACAGTGACAAATGGATCTTATGCTCTATATGCAAAAAATAACATTATGTCTCAAGCCGACACAGGTTTCCAGGTACATCAATCTGGTCATCAAACTCATCTTATTGGCGAGCAAATTCATTTCAATAGTATACCCCCTATTGAAAATCTAGTATATCCATTACAAAGGACAGGGTTCAATCAACCGAGCGGTACAGGTACCAATGAGATACAGGTACAGGATGTTACTCCATTATTAAAATCAGCAACAGGAATTCTTAAAGTGGATAGAACCATTCCAGGCATGTCGGGCATGCGAGTACCCACACACGAACCGTGGGTATGGCATTCAGATTATGTGGTACGATTCCCAAGAGGATCCAACATAGCAGACAGCAACAATCCCGGCACCCCAGGATATCAAGCTCGACAGAATAGACTAAGTACCATCCCTGCTATACAGTTAGGACAATATGAAGCCGATCTAGAAGATTATCTAGCAGCAAATATTTCTAGTCCAACTGACGTTGCCGGCATACAGAGATTAACACAACAATTTACTGAAAATTATGCTGCCACCTATGGATTGCCAGATGGTCCTTTTGCCATAACATCATCCACCGGCGGAGTTAGTGACGTGGCGTCTAAAATAGTACAAAATGCCAAGGCATTATTTTCAGGATCATCAGCTCAGGCTGCTGAGGTTAATCTTATACAAAATCAAACATTCCTTAATAATAATAATGGATATGTTACTGTAATTGGGGATCCTCAAAAAGCCATGAGCGCTCTAGGAGTTGGCCCATCTAATCTTACAGCGGCCGCAGTGGTTCAACAATCTATTAATAAAATTCAAAGTTTATCCGGAACAAATGCTTTGTTCAATACTAAAGCTCTTCAACAAAATATTATCAACAAAATAGAACAAGGTGCTATCAATAAAGGAACTAATTATGCTGTTGATTATCTTCAGAGCACCACACTCTATAAAATGGGTCAAGATTATATTAAAGAATTACAACAACAAGCCAATGTGTATGTTGGACAAACTTTCAATGTAGGTGATTATGGTTCCACACAGATAGAAAATTTGTACAATCAGAGTACTGTAAGTAATCAAGTAACCAACACTTCTTTGTTGTCAACAGTGACGAATTCTTTCGGAGAAAATGTATTAACCATCAAAGCCAGTGTAGAAAATTTTGTATCACAATTGTTTGATAATACGCCATCCAATGATGGTTGGGGAGTAGGTTAACAGAGATTAAATAACAATATGGCAACTTCAGATCAAAACATAAACCCAAATCTACAACAAGTGTTCAAAGGATTCAGTTCTAGAGCAGAGCAAACCAATTTTCGCTTGTATGATTTCCAATTGATCAGACAAGATCTTATAAATCAGCTCAGTGTCAGAAAAGGCGAGCGAGTAGAGAACCCAGAGTTTGGCACCATGATATATGATGCCATATACGAGCCATTAACAGAAGCAATTAAAGAACAGATATTAGCGGACATTACTCGCATATTGAACTCTGATCCTCGCATAGCAGCATCAAACATACTGGTATCAGAACAAGGCAGCGGAATCAGCGTACAGGCAGATCTTACCTATGTGCCCTACAATATCACAGAGAAGTTAAGGTTTAATTTCGATCAAAACTCCACATTAAGTCTTTCTTAATCTACGCACTTAACGATATCAATAAATATCAGTGCATAATTTATGTCCACAACTGATAGACAAAATCGATTACTTGTAGCCCAAGATTGGCAGAAAATCTACACCAGTTTCCAACAGGCTAATTTCAAGTCTTACGACTTTGAAACCATCAGAAGAACCATGGTGGGTTACCTTAGAGAAAACTATCCAAACGATTTTAACGATTTTGTAGAATCATCAGAGTACATAGCTCTCATAGATCTTATTGCCTACATAGCACAGAGTTTGAGTTTTAGAATAGATCTTAATGCTAGGGAAAATTTCTTAGAGACAGCCAGCAGAAGAAACAGCATACTTAGATTGGCACGATTAATTAATTACAATCCTAAAAGAAATCAACCAGCCACTGGCTTATTAAAAATAGTATCGGTTGCAACCACACAGTCAGTCACAGACGGCACCGGAGCGACCATATCCAGCAATACCATTCTATGGAATGATCCTAATAATCCAAATTATAGACAAAATTTTATAGACATATTAAATGCATCCAACGTACAGGGACAAATTTTTGGAAGACCTAGAGAATCTGATACAATAGGTGGAATAGATACAGAAACTTACACTTTGAATTCTACCAATATTGATGTGCCTATATACACCATTAATAGGACCATCGGTGGCCTCTCATTAAATTTTGAGATAGTGCCATCAACAATAACAAATTCAGAATCTATATATGAACAAGCCCCAGTGCCAGGCACAGGATTCACTTATCTTTACAGGAACGACGGTGCCGGAGACAGCAGTCCTAACACAGGATTCTTTGTATTGTTCAAACAAGGTTCATCATCTGTTTTTAATTTTAACATTGCTCAACCAGCCACTAATTATGTTCAACCAATCAATGTCAGTAATATTAACAATTCAGACGTTTGGTTGTATCAACTGGACGATTTTGGACAAATACAAAATTATTGGACACAGGTGCCAGACCTAATAGGCAACAATGTAATATACAACAGTCTTAGTGCCGACATCAGAAATATCTATAACGTGGTCACTCAGGAAGGGGACAGCATCAACTTGGTGTTTGGAGATGGAAATTTTGCCAACATACCTTCCGGTGCATTCAGATTTTATTACAGAACAAGTGCCAACACTAATTTTTCTATAAAGCCCACAGACATGCAAGGCATAACCATCAACATACCATATCGTGACAAGAATGATGCACAACAGACTTTAACCATCACTTGCTCATTGCAACAGAGCATATACAATGCATCGGCCTCTGAAACCAATGCCAGCATAGTGACCAAAGCCCCTCAAACATATTATTCCCAAAACAGAATGATCACTGGAGAAGATTATAACATAGTACCTTTGTCGGCTTCACAAAATATTATAAAAGTTAAATCCACCAATAGAGCAGCCAGCGGCATCAGCAGAAGCAAAGAGATATTGGATCCCACAGGAGCATACAGCAGCCTGTCTGTATTTGCCGATGACGGAATAATTTACAGAGAAGAAAATAATCCACAATTTACTTTTACTTTCGTTAACAACAACGAGATAATGGATGTGATAGAAGGAAAAGTACAATCTAGATTGACCGAAGCTTATTCTAGACAGTTCTATTATTTAAAATATGGACAAAAAGATCTTAGCACACTAGGAGCTCGTTGGATATCTTCTACCAGTGGAACCAACACCAACACTGGTTATTTTGCTTCATCGGGCCCATTGCCTGTTGGAGTAACAAGCAGCAACGATCTCAAATATGTCTCTCCGGGAGCATTGGTTAAATTCACATCACCGGATTCTAGAAAATTTTTGAATAATAAACTGGTGCCCGCAGCCACAGGATTGGCACAAGATAGATTATGGGTAGAAGTCTCTAATGTGATTGGAGATGGATCAAACAGTGGAGTAGGAAATCTTTCATCGGGTCTAGGACCAATAACACTAAGCAATCAAGTACCTTTGGGGTCGGTAGTTTCGGCAGTGTATGCTCCTTTCTCTACAATTTTTGATGATAATCTCACAAAAAACATGCAGACACTTATAGCAAATTATGAAAATTTTGGTGTAAGATATGATTTTGAATCAGGACTATGGAAAATAATCACAGCCGCTAATCTAGATACCTCTACAAATTTCTCTTTAGCACATGCAGGTGACACCTCGGCAACCAATCAGGACGCCAGCTGGTGGTTCCTATTCACAAACGACCAAACTATCTATACAGTTACATATCGATCATTGGATTATATATTTCAATCAGTGGAGCAAAACGTGTTCCATTACGATTCAACAGACAAAATATATGATTATGTTTCTGGTACATCGGTCAAAGATTCTATAAAAATATTAAAGGGTAACACCGTGCCAAGCACAGGGTTTCCTGTGGGATATCCGATCACTTGGCAGATAGTAGATACCATAACAGAAGCAGATGGTTATCAGGATAATAGAGCAGTCAAGATAGGATTCTATGACTCTAATGATGACGGTGTGGCCGACAATCCAGAAATTTTTGATATTGTGGTTGAGCCCACAGTAGATGTCACTACAAAATATGTTTTCTTTCAAAAATATGTCGGATATAACAATATCATACGATATAAACCAACAGATGCTACAAATTTTATTGTGGCAGACAGCGAGTCCAGCATTACTCTTCCGGGATCATATCAAAATGGACAATTATTTTATTTCTATTTGGAAGATGTGGTTAAAATGTATAATGCTGATAGCATCACATTGACCACTAATACAGATTATTATGCACGTGTGGGAAGATCTTCCATAGAATTTATGTACAGTCACAATGCTGGACAAACCACCAGAATAGATCCATCACAAACCAATATCATTGACATATATCTTTTAGAGAGACAATACGATCAGTCATTTAGAAGATGGATATCTCAGGGCGGCACAGAACCAACACCGTCCACGTCAGATCAATTAAGAATATCATATTCGGGTGTATTAGAACCATTGAAGGGATTATCAGACCAGATCATCTATCATCCTGTTACATATAAAGTTTTGTTTGGTTCAAATGCAGATGAAAATTTACAGGCCACATTCAAAGTGGTTAAAAATTTAAGTACAAATGTAACAGATGCGGTTATAAAAACCAGAGTTATACAGGCAATCAATCAATTTTTTGCATTAGATAATTTTGATTTTGGAGATACATTTTATTTTACAGAACTAGCAGCCTACATACATCAGCGATTAGCACCCGATTTATTATCAGTGGTTATCGTACCAAATCAACCAAAACAAGGATTTGGATCTCTCTTCCAGATAAGTGGAGCATCGGATGAGATATTCATCAGCGGAGCGACGGTTGACAACGTAGTAATCATAGATGCTATAGGAGCCAATCAGTTAGAGGCTTCTGGTAATGTCGTAACTAGCACAACAAACGTCACAACCAGCAACAGATCCACATCGGCAGTATCTTCGGTCACTACGGCAAGATCTGGATCAGGATCCAGTGTTGGCAGTAGCGGAACTGGATACTAACAATGGCAGATCAACCAATCAATAGCCAAAACAATTTTGAGGTTGTAACAGACCAGAATGGCACGACATTCAGGAGATCAATAGCACATCTTCCTGCTTTCTATAGAACAGATGCCAATCAAAAATTTTTAAGCAGCACAGTAGACCAATTAATACAACCAGGCAAACTGGAGAGATTGGATGGTTATGTAGGCAGACAATATTCATACACCAGGAAACCTGCCGACAGTTATTTGTCAGCAGTCAACGAGGACAGAACAAATTATCAATTGGAACCCACGGTCACTTATACCGAGCAAGACACATCATCTATAAATCCTGAAGATCAGGTTAAATTTACAGCCACCTATGATGATTATATTAATCAGATAAAGTTTTTTGGTGGTAACGTAGATAATCATGATAGATTAAACAGAGAGCAAGTATACAATTGGAACCCGGCAATAGATTTTGACAAACTAATTAATTACAGAGAATATTATTGGTTGCCAGAAGGACCAAATCCAATATCTTTAGAAGAGAATGGACCAAATTCTGTTACAGAAGTAGATGTAACATCTCCCGACGGGCAGTCTTATAATTTTACCAACTACCCAGGGGTAGATAATCCTGCTATAACTTTATACAGAGGCAATACCTATAAGTTTAATATAGATCTTTCTGGACATCCGTTCTACATAATGACGCAACCTTATGCAGAGGGCGTGGCAACAGATGGTAGTACGTCAACCATATACAACGAATCTGTGGAGAATAATGGAATAGAGCATGGTACTTTAATATTCACGGTGCCTTCCGATGCGCCAAACACTTTATATTATCAATCTGGCACCAATCAGGCCATGCATGGATCTATAAGCATCAAAACATTATCGTCTGATACGTTGATTGATGTGGCACACGAAATAGAAAATACAAAAAACTACACCATGGATTCGGGCATAAAATTAAGCAATGGAATGAAGATACGATTTTTTGACAATGTATTGGACAACAATTATAAAAATCAACAATTTTATGTAGAGGGAGTGGGAGAGTCCATTACTTTAACGAATTTAAATTCATTGATAACCCCCGAATCCTATGCTGTGGAGAGCACGGATTTATATGACACAGTGGCATACGACAGCAGACCATATGCGGTTAGTTTTTATAGACCACAAAACCCCGATTACATCACTATAAAAAGAGACAGCGTCGACGGCAATGCTTGGAGCAGATATAATAGATGGTTCCACAAAGACATAATAGAGGCCGCTGGACGAGCCAACGGTTACACACCAGAACTTCTAGAAACAGACAGAGCCAAAAGACCCATAATAGAATTTGACTCTGGACTCGCCTTATTCGATCACGGGAGCAAAGCAATAAAATCAGTTGCATTAGTAGACACCGTGACGACAAATATTTTTTCGCAAATAGAAAATAAAATTAGCTATTATGTAGATGGTTACAGCTTACAAGCAGGTATGAGAGTGTTGTTCACCAACGATGTTGATGATTCTGTTAGGAATAGAATATATAAAGTCACCTTTGTAAAAGCCAACAACGTAAATGTTATTTCTTTGGTGGAAGAACCAGACGGACAACCAGCAGATAACAACGCAGTATTTGTAGAATTTGGACAAGAAAATCAAGGAAAAACACTTCATTATCATGCAGAACAAAAACAATGGGTAAACTCTCAGAGGAAAACACAATTGAATCAACAACCATTGTTTGATCTATTCGATGAAAATTTAATATCATTCAGCGAAACAGAATATTATCCAAATTCTACCTTTACTGGAGCAACAGTATTTGCATACCAAACGTCAACATTGTCTACTCTAGACACAGTGTTGGGTTTACAAATAAAATATTCAAATCTTAATAACATTGGCGGCATTTTGTTTACATCAGATATCGAAACAGGAAAATTCACTTATAAGAACGGAGAAACTTTTGTCGACAAACTGTTTGTTACTGGTCATTTACAATATCGCAACAAGAAAAATCAAAATTTAATAAAATCATCTTTCGTTAAATCATCAGGACAAAGCAAGCAAAGAGTAGTAAAATTATATGTTGCTGATGCAAAACAACTGAATCTGTTTGCTATAGATGTATTTCCGAACAGTGCAGAGTTGACAGATCTAGAAGTTCAGGTGGATTTAAATTCAGTCACTCAAAATCTTGGTATTGATTATGATTTGGTCAATGGCACAACAAACAAATATGTACAATTTTATAAAGATTTAAATGTAGGAGATATAGTAAAATTACAATGCTACAGTAAATCTAGTAGAACGCCAGGCATGGGTTTATACGAGATACCAGAAAATTTAGCAATTAATCCTTTCAATGATAGATTAAATGAATTTACTTTTGGTCAAATATTAAATCACTTACATGATATACAAGAAAAAAATCGAGATTTTATTGGAGCGACCCCAGGCATCAGCAATCTTAGAGATCTTCCACATGTTAGAATAAATGGCGGAACAATATTACAACATACTGCTCCTCTGCCGCAGGCTTCTTTCCTTTTAATAGATCAAAACGCCAATGCAATCAGCAGTATTGATTATGTTTCTTCAGAATATCAAAGATTTAAAGATAGTTTTGTCAATTACAACACAGGTAAAGATTACAATGGTGATGCACAGGCCATGGTAGATGACATTATACAAGGCATGGCAGGAAGCAAAGATAACAGTTTTCCTTTTTTCTATGAAGACATGATTGGTTTTGGGCAGAAAGTTAGTGTAAGAAATTATGTGGTGCAAGACTCGGCGGAAAAACAATTTGTTATTGATTCTATTTTTAATATAACATCGCCAAATAATCGTGCGGTATATGTTTATCAAAATGGTGCACAGTTATTGTTAGGACAAGATTACAATTTCAGTACCACGGGTGATTATGTGGAAATTACCGCTGCCCTGAATTCCGGAGATACTATAACCATAAGAGATTATCCCAATACTAGAGGCAACTTTGTGCCAGTGACTCCAACAAAAATGGGCATGTATCCAAAATTTAAACCAGAGATAATTGTAGATAACACTTATATTACTCCCACCACAGTTATAGTTGGCCACGATGGCAGCAGAACAGTTGCTTATGGAGATTATAGAGATGATATATTGTTAGAATTGGAAAAAAGAATCTACAATAATTGCAAAACAGCATACAATCCTGCATTGTTATCAGAAACAGAAGTTCGTCCTTCTGCTTTCTCTGCGACCGATTATGCCCTGGAAGAAATCAACGAAACATTGAGTTATGATTTTTATAGTTGGGCAGGCAAAAATGGTCTAGACTATCAATCGAATACAGCATACGATTCAGAAAACCCATTCACGTACAACTATTCACAAAATTTTGATGCTATCAATGGAAAAAAATTGCCAGGATATTGGAGAGGCATATACAAATATTTCTATGACACAGATAGGCCTCACACCAATCCGTGGGAAATGTTGGGCTATAGCGAGCAACCAACGTGGTGGCAAGAAACATATGGACCAGCTCCGTACACGTCAGGCAACACAGTATTATGGAATGATATGTCCAAGGGGTATGACGCCGGCTCCAAAGAAACGGTGGTCAGATATAGAAGACTTGATTTATTAGAATATTTGCCTGTAGACGAATACGGAAAATTAAAATCTCCAAAAGACATTGGATTGATACAAACGTATACCCAAGAGGGAACAGATATCATATGGAAATTTGGAGACCAAGCACCAGTTGAAACAGCATGGCGCAAGAGTTCGCAATACCCATTCTCGGTAATTAAAATGTTGGCATTGACCAGACCAGCAAAATTCTTCTCGTTGTTTTTTGACAATAGTAAATTAAAAACTAGCATTACTGGAAATTTAATAAATTCTGATACTTTAATTACACAAAACATTAGAACAGACAAATATCATTTAGAAAACGAAAAAGATTCTCATGGCAATGTTACAACATGCATAACTTCTGGATATCAACCGTTCATAGTGAATTACTTGATAAAGAATGGATTGGATCCAGCACCGTTCTTTTACGACAAAATGAAAAATTTAAATGTGCAGTTGTCTTATAAATTAGGAGGATTCACAGACAAGAACAATTTAAAGATATTGTTGGATAGTGTAAGCCCTGCATCATCCGGGGGTTCTCAATTTTTGCCAACAGAAAATTACAAAGTTTTATTTAGAGTCAGCAATCCTGTTAATACCTATGATTATTCCGGTGTGTTAATAGAATTGGTTTCCGGACAAACACAATCTGGTTATAAAGTAGTTGGATACAACACCATACGTCCATACTTTAAAACATTACAGCCGGTGATCAACAACAACAATTATGCCATAAAAGTGGGCAATGCCACAGGATTGATATACAAAGATTACAGCGAATCAGAAACCACGGTAACCTATGGAACAATATTACCCAATATACAATCGGTGGTTAATTTTTTAACTGGGTACGGCAAGTATCTAGAATCACAGGGTTTTGTGTTTGATAAATTTTCTAAAGAATTACAAGAAGTAGCAAACTGGGTAACATCGGTCAAAGAATTTCTATATTGGACAAGGCAGGGTTGGGCATCAGGATCAGCAATAACATTGAGTCCGGGAGCAGATAGTTTTCGAATAACAACGCAATTTGGAATAATAGGACAATTAAAAAATTTAGAAGGACAGAACACACTACTAGATTCATCAGGACAATATATAAACAACAGTTACATCAGTAGCAAAAGAGCAGGATCAACATTTGAAATAAGCACGAAAGACTCAAATATTGGAATTTATAACGCCAGCATGAATGCTGTGCAAAAAGAACACATATTAATATTTGATAATAAGACTGTGTTCTCTGATATATTGTTAGATCTCATCACAGGTTACAGACAAGAAAGATTAAAACTAATCGGATGGAAAACAGCCAACTGGAATGGAGATTTTTATGCTCCGGGGTTTGTGTTTGATGAAGCTGTCGTTAATCAATGGACCGCTAACACGGATTACGAAATCGGCGATACGGTAGAATACACAGCAAAATTTTATGTGGCTAAAATCAATCATAACTCGGGGAACAAATTTGTAGCAGATAATTGGCAAATTAAGAATAGCAAACCAATGGCACAACTCCTGCCAAATTTTGATTACAAAGCTTCTCAGTTTAACAGTTTTTATTCTTTAGAAAGCAGCAATTTTGATGAAGGGCAACAATCTTTAGCACAACATCTAACAGGATATCAATCTAGACCATATTTAGAAAATCTTTTTGCCAACGATATTACGCAATATAAATTTTATCAAGGATTCATAAGAGAAAAAGGAACATTAAACGCCATAAACAAATTGATCAAAGGACAATTCTTTGGATCAAACATAAATTTAGAACTGTATCCTGAGTGGATGATCAGAGTGGGTGAATTCGGCAACCTGAATGCTAAAAATTCGGTGCAGATTGGCATGCCAGACAGCCAATTTAAAAATAACATACAGAGTATAGAATTAATAAACACCAACAAAGACACAGTGAGTTGGGACAATTCTTCGGCCGTCACTCAATCGGAATTATATTCCAAACCACTGGAATACAATGCCTTAACAACATTTGATCTTTATGATTATAATCAACCAGAACTGGACAGAGATGTTGTACAAAAATACAAGACCGCAGGATATCCTAGAATCGAAGACGTTGATTACACCCTGTTCAATGAGAGAGATTTATTAAATTTAGATACGACAAAATTATCATCACAATCTTTGGCTTGGATAGCTAAAAAACAAAATAATGACTGGGACGTTAAACGATTGACATTCTCACATTTGAGAGTTAATTCGGTATTGGCCTTAAACAACAACAGTCAGGCACAGATAATATTTGATGGCACACATAATTTTGTTGTGGGCGATTATTTTGCAATACTGCAAAGTCAATACACAATACTAAATGGAATATATCAAGTTTCTGCAATCACAGATCAAACGTCTGTGGTGATTAATTTTTCAAATGCCAGATCCATATCAGCATTGGCAATATCTTCGGATCAATCCACAGTATCCACTTACGGAAATGTATACAAATGGATCAGCATGCGTTTAGACAGCATGGACAATGTTAATGATTTAATATCATTTAATCGTTATAGAAGATACGATCCGGTGAACATGATCAGAGGAGATAGAGTTTTTGCTGATAACGTGGGTGGAAAATGGCAAATATTTGAGAAAAACGATCCATATATGGAAACGATATTGTTCTCTCCAGACGAGGACAATCTACAACAGTTTGGTTACAAAATTGTGGCAAGGAACGATGGTAGGACATTGGCAGTTTCAGCGCCAGGCAAAGATCAAGGAACCATACATTTCTTCTATAGAAAAGACAATGTATCTGGATTCACTTTGAGACAAAGTGTGACCATGACCGAAGGTTATAATAACAAATCAAGACTGGGAGAATCTTTATCTATCAGTTCCGGAGAGAATTATATAGTGGCCGGAGCCCCAGGCACAGATCTATATTCAAACGACATTGATCATTTCGATGCAGGATTAGTTAAAGTATTCAAATGGAATAATACAACTTACAACTATGATTTGTTGCAAACTATATTACCACCAGCATCTTTATCTTTTGACAGTACCGCATTAGACAAGAGTAATTTTGGTTGGAGTACGGCCATGTCAGAGCCAACCATCAGCACCGATCCAGATGTTTCTGAACCCACTTATCTATTTGTGGGTGCGCCAGGACAAAACAATGGCAAGGGAGTGGTATACCTTTATACAGCCGATGTCAATAACAATTTTACATTGTCAGAAACTGCAACACTTTACAGCACCGATTTGGGATCGGGACACAGGTTTGGCCATCGAGTGGTAGCCAACAGGGAAGCCAATGTTGTGGCAGTCAGTAGTTTGAATCCAAAAACAGCAGGGCAAGTGGAAATTTTTACACGAAATCAATATTTTCAAGATAGTACAACATACAGCGTGTTCACTCATACACAAACACTGACCGGAGTAACTAGTGATGGCAGCACATTAAACAATCAATTTGGTGGTGACATGGTGATGAGCAAAGACGGACAAACATTGGTTGTTTCAGCACCAGGAATAACAGAAGGAACCACCAGCGGTGCCGGGTCGGTTTACATATATCAATGGAATGCAGACGATAATTCTACAAATACTTTTACACTGATGCAAGTTTTAACTCTGCCAGATACGCAAGACAACATGAATTTTGGTTCATCTTTACAAATCAGCCCAGATGGCAAAAGAATAGTAATTGGTGCAGAACATTATAGCGACGATTATGCAATAAAATTTGATTCTGGATTGACCACGTTCGATCAGGGAGAAACCAAAATCGTAGATAGAAATTCGTTGTCTGGAGCAGCATTCACGGCAACCAAGTACGACACAAGATTTGTGCTGGATGATCAATTGGTCACGTCTAGAGTGAGACCCAACAATGATTACGGCAAAGGTGTTTTTATAATAGACAATGCTGTATATGTTGGATCACCCAACGATAATGTGCTTGCATCAGATGGCAGCACACTAGGCACAGCAGATGGCACAGTTACGGTGTTAGATCTCGCAACGCCGGGATCTTATTCATGGAACAAATTAGTCGAAGAAGAAGAACTTGTTGATAATACAAAAATTAAATCGGGATTTGTATTTGACATGGCATCAAATAAAATTTTAGATTATTTAGATTATTATGATCCGATCAAAGGTAGATTATTGGGTATTGCTGATAGAGAAATTAATTACAAAACCGAGTGGGATCCTGCAGTATACAACATAGGCACAAAAACAGATACATTAAATGGTGCCACAGCATGGGCAGAAGAACACGTGGGTGAAGTATGGTGGGATCTTAGATCTGTTAGATGGTTATGGTATGAACAGGGTGGACAAGAATATAAAACAAAAAATTGGGGCAAAACGTTCCCGGGATCCAGCATAGATATATACGAATGGATAGAGACCACACAACTACCATCAAATTGGAATGTATTGGCCGACACCACGCAGGGATTATCACAGAATATATCAGGCAAACCTCTGCAGCCAAACAACACAGCATTCACAGTCAAACAAAAATATGATTCAAGGACTGATAGTTTTGTTAATTATTATTATTATTGGGTAAAAAATTCAGTATTCTTGCCAGAACCAGGAACGAGTGTGGTCACGAGAGAGAACACCACTGCTTATATTTCTAACTTGATTGCCAATCCTTTCCTATCAGGCATGGGGTATTTTACAGTTTCGGGACAAAACAGTATCATAACTTTCAACGTTAAGAGTCGATTGGTTAACAACAACACTGTATTAAATGTTACCTACAGCAAGAATGACAGCGATGGCAACCTGCATGGAGTATGGAAATTAATCAAAGAAGGAGACAAGGATAGTAGACCATCAGAATACATGGAGAAAAAATGGTGGGATAGTTTGGTAGGTAGCGATACACAACAAAATCTAGTACCAGATATAACTTTGCCTCTAAATCAAAGATACGGAAACAGCATCAGACCTAGACAGGGCTGGTATGTGGATAGATTGGCAGCATTGAAAGAAGTAATACAATATGCGAACAGTGTGCTTTTAAAAAATCAATTGGCAAATAATATAAATTACACCAACTTAAATTCCGCGGATCCAGAACCATCTCAAGGATCGGGAGCATGGGCATTGGAATTTGACACCTACACAGACCTAAATTATTTTAATACTAGAAATTTAACAGGCACAACCGATGCATTGGTGCACAATGATTCGAACAGCGGTGGTTACTGGGCAATATATCATTGGAATGGAACAGAGTGGATCAGGACCAGGGTCCAAACATATAAGACCAATCTTTATTGGCAGCTGGCCGATTGGTACGCCGAGGGTGTTAACATCGATACAGTGATTGACTCACAAGTGAAATTTCAATATCAATTGGATTTATTAGAATTAGATATAGGAAAGTATGTTAAAGTATTACAAGCAGACACAGGTGGTTGGAAAATTTTCCAATATACGGCCAATGGATTCGTCAATGTGGCCACACAAAACGGAACCATACAATTATCATCATCATTGTATGATTATTCTAACAACAACATAGGGTTTGATCAGAACAACACATTTGATACGGTGTCTTTTGACCAGAACCCGTCTTTAGAAACAAGAAATATATTAAAAGCTCTGAAAGAAGATATATTTTTGGGCGAATTATATGTTGAATACAACAATTTATTTTTTGTAGGACTAAGAAAAGTATTAAATGAACAAATATTTGTTGATTGGTTAACAAAGACATCATTTATAACTATTAAAAATAATTTAAAACCTTTGGATAGAAACAAAACCTATACTGTAGGCAATGACACATTTGTGGAGAGTTATATAAATGAAGTCAAGCCATATCATACAAAAATCAGAGAATCGTTAGTGGGATATACCAGCATCGATACACAAGATGGTATTAATTCAGATTTTGATCTTCCAGCATTTTTTGATGGTAGCGTGATCAGAAACGTAAACACAGACACCGATGTTGCAGTATTAGATACGTATCCATATAGATTCTGGAGAGACAATCATAAGAGATATGTGGGCAGTATAACAGTGACCAACGGAGGCAGTGGTTATGTTACACCTCCCTCGGTGATTATTTCTGGAGGAACCACACCATCCAGCGGACCATTTGCAGTATTGGGCAGAAGTAACAGCGGAGATACTAATGGACAAACAGGATATTTCTATCCTCTTTACACAGATTCGTCTTATGCGATATTGGAAGATCAACAGACAGGCGGATTGGGAGAATATCTAACATTCACATTTAATGAATATCCAGCAGTTAATTTCTACATGCCAAATTCTGTACAAAATACAGCAAAAGCAGATAGACCATTGCAATATGAAATCTATTCCAACGCCGATACACAGGCCACAGCACGAGCAGTAATTTCGGGAGGATCGGTCATCGAGATTAGAGTGTTAACACCAGGCAGCAATTACACTTCCACACCAACAATTTCTATAGTGGGAGGCAATGGGTCGGGAGCAACAGCATACGCTAATCTAGAGAATGACATGGTTAGAGATGTGAAAATGACCATGAAATTTGATAGAATTAAAGATACGGCCACAGTGTTAGAGTGGCAAACAAATACCACTTATGCTTACAATGATTTAGTTAGATATGAAAACGATTTTTATGTTGTTAATAATGCATTCTCCACAACTGACAAGTTTTTAGATACGTCCTCTAATTTAACAAAACTCAGAGGAGATGAACCATTTATTACAGCCACAGAGAGAACATTGGGATTTTATGCACCACAATCGGGCATGCCAGGCAACGTGTTGTCTCAGGTAATGACAGGAGTGGATTATGGTGGAGTTATGGTTACAGGACTACCTTTCTCTTACAATCAAGGGTGGGATAAGTCACCATGGTATGAAGAAGTTTGGGATAATTTCGGTTTGAGTAGAGTAAAGACATTTATTGGAGATGGATCAACAGTACAATTTACTTTTAATATACCTCCAATTAGCACTGATACCTACACTGTTTACATAAATGGAGATAGACAAAAAAAATTAGCACATAGGGGAGATGGTTCTACCAGAACATTCATAGCACAATATGATACAGGTTCTCCAGCCGGGGAGGGTGATAAAATAGAATTTATACCAATAAACGACGACGGAGTATTGACACCCACAGATGACAGAACATTGGACAGCATAGTTAGTGGCGGATTATTTAAATCAGTGGTGGGAGTTTCACCATCAGATATATTGGTAGAGGGAGATGGGTTTGTTACCCCTTACACCAGCTATGCACCAGAAGAAAATGTTCCAGGTTCTATGTTTGATACTGTGGATATAAAAGTATTCTCGGCGCCAGAATCGGGTACCCCGTTCGTGCTTAATAAAAATTATATAGGGGACGGAACAAACACAATATTTCCGATTGGTCAAACACCAGGCACACAAGCTTCGGTAATAGTGTCTGTGGATGGTACAACACAAACATTAGGCACAGATTATAATATCTACAATTTCCGCGGAGATTATAAATCAGTAGATTATTATCCAGGCGATGCTGTGATATATCAAGGAGTAAAATATCTTTGTTTAGCACTTACGTCTTATTATCCTCCGAGCTATGCTTACCCAAGTGGAGATTGGTTGATTATTCCAAATAATACATCAAAAAATAGTGTGGTGTTTACTTCAGCGCCATCTACAAA